TCTTGCCAAAGTTCTAATGTAAGTTCAGCATCTTTTTCTGCATATGCTCCAACATAAATGGCAGGTAGTTTATACATTTCTGCCTTAGCGTCAACCCCCCAATCACGTGCAGCTGCATATAATTCTGTTTCACTTTTTGTTTTTCCAGTGTATCTTTTAGCACAGCTGTTTAAGTCATAACGCATTTGATTTTCATCAACAAGAGCCGATGCAATCATCGTGTCTACAATTTTTCCGTTAATACTTAAACCTAGGGACCTAATCCAACAAACGTCATACATGGCGTTGTGGAATATTTTTGTGGCTGGTGTAGATAATGCTCCTTGAAACCATTTTAAAACTTTTTTTCTATCCATGTTACCACCACCTTCGTGAGCAATTGGATAGTAACCAGACCAACCCGTTACAGCTAAAGATATTCCTACTACATCTCCCGCTTTAACTACTGAGCCAGAACCCATTCTAGTATTTAAATTAGGATCTTTTGTTTCCAAATCAATTGCTATCTCATCATGTTTAGATAAATCTGGAAAATCTTCTGGTGGTAGCCATTCGGTTTGGGGTGCGAATAATGGTTTTTGTATCATAGTTTTATAAATCTCCCTTGTTTGTCTCTGATTAAGTTTGTTTTACCTTTTTTATCTCTGAAATCATTTTCAAGATAAGATTGTTCAATACAATCCTCATATGGATAACCATTATCTTTAAGCCATTGAGCATGTATAATTAAAATTTTATTCATCTACTATTCCCCAGGAGTTTGGTTTCTTTTCCTCTTCAGGTGTTTCCGGATAATCTCTATCTATTGCCATATCAATATAATGTTTTGCTTTTAATAAATCTTGTTTTTGATTTTTTTGTTTGTGGCGACATAAATATTTAATTGCGTTCCCTTCCGCGAACGGAATATTATTTCTGTTAATAAATTCTGAGGGTTGAATAAGCATAGATTGATAGTGAGTCCCTCCCACCTGCTTTTTATATATGTCACTCATATTTTGTATCCTTTATAACTGTCTTTAGGTGAAATAATGTGTAAGTGTTCCTTGGTCCTTGTTGCGCCAACATAGAATAATCTATTTTCATCATCTGCATTTCTTTCATATGACTTCATAGTATTTTTACTTAGGTCTGTCAACAAAACTACGTTCTGCGATTCACCACCCTTAGCTGCATGTATAGTTGATAATTCAATTCTAGGTTTTTCATTTAATTTTTCTCCATTCCTTCTCATCTTTCTTAAATAACTAACTTCTCTTGTAGATGCATTATCGAATGATTCAAACCATGGATTTTTAGTATTTAATCCATAATCTTTTGTAAGTTGATCTATTCCATAAAAAGATCCTTTTGCCATTCCTTTTATTTTTTGTTTATTAAATTTTTCTGATGTCATGTAAGAAGATATTTTTAATAATTGATCATAACTTAATAGCTGTCCCTGTCTTAAATGTTCCCAATCTATAGCAGCCATATGTAAATTTTGTTCTTTAGTTTTTTTAAATTTATTTTTATAATAAAATCCTTTACGATATAAAACGTCTTCTAAATCAGTAAGCATATATTTAGTTCGAGCTAATATTAACCATTCACCTTCGGTCATATTGATATGTTCAAAGTCATCATAACGACTTAAAGCTCCTTTATGAATTTTTGGACTCCAAGATTTGTCTATTCTGTTTCTAACTTTATTTATAATTCCCATAGCTAATGTGTGAACTTTAGATGGTATTCTAAATGATTGAGTTAATGGCATCATCTGACCTTCTTGGGCGATAAAAGAATCTACATCTGCACCAGCCCATCTAAAGATTGCTTGATCATCGTCGCCGGCGATAAAAGAATCTTCTGTCTTATTCCAAATAGTTTTAGCCATATCCCATTGCATTAAAGAAAGATCTTGAGCTTCATCAATAAAAACAACATCAAACTTTGGAGACTTATCTGACTTAGTAAATTCCAATATCATGTCATTAAAATCTATAAGGCTATGTTCTTTTTTATATCTCTCTAACTCATTAGAAATTATACGTAATTTATCTCTTTCTAAATCTTGATTGTGTTCATTTAAATCAAACAGTTTTTCTGGCTTAGTGTTTCTTAATTTGGCCAAATTAATAAGATGAAGATATTCACTATCAGAAGTAAATATCCCTCCATGATCATCTTCATAGCTAGCATAGTTAACTGGAAAACCTAATTTTTTTCCAAGATCTTTATAATGTCTTGGTTGCATTACATTTTCTTTTTTAATTCCTAACTTTCTAAAAGCCAAAGAATGAAGAGTTCTAAAATAAGGTAAATCATCTTCCGTTAAATTAAATTTTTTAATTGCTCTGTCTCGTGCTTCGTATGCAGCTTTTTGTGTAAAAGCAAAGTATCCCACTTTATCTGGATCAGTTTCTTTTAAATAATCATCAACTTTATTTAATAAAGTAGTTGTTTTTCCAGTGCCTGGTGGTCCTAATACAATTGTTTTCATCAGTATGGTGTGTCCTCTTTTAATTTTTTAGGTTTATATTCTGTATCTTTTTTATCAAATTCTTTTACTATAAAGACAGATAGTTTTTCTTTGCCTACTCTTTTATCCTCACATCCACATTTTTCTTTCAGCATTTGTCCCGTTCTTTGGTATCCCAAATCCCATCTATGTCTCATTAAAAATTGATGATAGAATCTATCAAATACAAAATGATGATAACCTTCTGAAGTCCAAACTCCTCCCTTAGATAAATCACTTTTTTCTGCGGCTACTTGCCTATTTAAACAAAATTCTTCTAAATGGTTTTGCAATTGATCTTCGGTTCTCATTCCCTCTGCTGGCTCTGTGACTTCTGCATTATTTAATAATTGATTAGTAATAATAATCCAGTCTTTTTCTTTTAAGGTAGGTGGTCTAAATTTTAATTGAACCATACATGCCTCCTGAAATAAACTTTGTTGTCTTAAATGTTTTACACTTTCTAATTTCAATCTTTCTCCGTCTACGTTTAAATAATAATATGGATCTTCTAAGTCAATAACCTGTAAATCAGTTAGACTTGGAAACATTATGTCTTGACCTATTCCAAATTTACGTGTTCTACATAAAATTTTATCACACATACTACACATAGGTTCATCTTTACATTTATATCCCCACTCTTTTTTCTCATGCTGTTTTTTAATTATATCTACTTCTGAATCAGACAATGGTCTTTCCATTGCTTGAATATTAAATAAAGTAATTCTACTTTTCCATTCGTTAGGCCATTTTTGTTTTGCATATACTCCATAATGAAACAACGCATTGTTTCTACTACCTTCTCCAATTTTGTTCTGTGCTAATATTTCGATGCAAGGAGGCCCGTCAGAAAATTCTGACTGAGGCCTCTTTACCTCTATGAGATCAGCATCTAGTTGTTTTACGTTATTATAAATCTCATAGAATTCTTTTAAAGTTGCTGCGGTACCATCTTCTTTAAATGCATATCTTGTTGTGTCGTCACCATTAAAATATGGTAAATTTAAAAAGTTTCCGGTATCATCTTGTGATTTTAATTCGGTTTGTTTTGGAAATACTTCTGATCCTCCATAACCCAATACAGCTTTAATCTGCATTAGTTTATCTTGCATTATTTTTGCATCAATATAATTTTCTGTAAATAAAAATACATGTGCACCTCCAGACTTAGATCTAAATACTACTAGAGGTAAATTTAATAATTTAATTTTTTGAATTAATTTTTTATGATCAAATCCTGCGTATGAATCTATATCTATACATCCCCACTTACATTGATTATTATCATTAATAGGTATTACACCTAAACTTTCTTTCCCCTGTAAATGAAGAAGCCAATGATCATCAGTAATAGGTTCTCTTTTAACAAAAGATTGACCTTTTACTTTTGTGCCTGTCCCATTTGAATGCCCTATTTTAGTGACACCATGTGCTCTTTCTAATCCTTCAAATATATCTTTAAATGCCTGTATTCTATCAATCATAACATGTTAAGTGGGCGTTTCCACTCTCGCTTAGACGCCCACTACCTAGGATTCGTTTAGTATGGTGTACTA